AATATCGTAAAAAATATGAAAAAGCAAACCTTTTTATAAACACATCTTGTGAACATATGCCTCCAATGAAAGATTGGCCTTTCTGGTCAAAGTTAAGGCATGACACTTATTTTGCATTTCAGTCAAATAACATGTACGGAATTGAAGGTCATATCAATTGCGTTAAAACTATTGAAGATTTTAAAGATCAGTTGCCAGAGCATGCAGAAGTTTTATTACAAGATGAACTAGAAGATGAAAGAGGAACTCGATTTACTCTTGTCGGAAGAATATTTAATCCAGAACATGATATTGTAACTCCAGATCTTGTTCCTGCAATGATAACAGATTCTTTTAGAAATAACCATTTTAGATCTAAACAAAGACTTGTATCGTTTTTAGAAAAAAATAAGATTTTAGACAGAGGCGTAACTAACGTAACAGTGTTTGGTGGCTGGAATGGAAGTTTAGTAGCATCATTTCTATCAGAAAAGGTAAAAGATATAACATTAATTGATAGTAATAATCTTGTACTACGGAATGTTAGAAATCAAGTGTTGTCCAATTATAAAAACATAGATTATATTTTTGGTGATGCGTTTAGCAAAAGTAATTTAAAACGGTTAGAAGAAAGTCACGTTATAATTAATACAGCATGTGAACACATGCCGCCAATGAAATATTGGCCTTTTTGGAAAAAAATGAAACCCGGAACTTATGTTGCATTTCAGTCTAACAATATAAAAAAAGACGGGCATACAAATGCTGCTAAATCACTAGAAGATTTTAAAAATCAGTTACCATCAAACTTAATCATTCTCTATGATGACGAAATACGAGAATCATTTGGAGATAGATATACTATTGTAGGAATGTTACCAATTCCTGATGGAACACCAAATTATATAATAAGACAAAAACAAGACAGCGAAAATAAAAGAAATAAACTACTTTCTAAAATTAAGGGTTTTGAAATTAATAATGAAACTGAAGTTGTAGTTTTTGGTGCAAAGTCAAGTTCTAAATTTATATTAGATTTAGCATCCAATGCAAAGCGGGTGACATTATTAGACCTTGATGATGATTTAACAAAATATCTTGAAAAAGACATTTTTACAGATCTTAATAATGTTGATTTTATACACGACAATGCATGGACCAAAGATGCTTCAAGATATAAAGATGCTGGAGTGTTTATTAATACAATTTGTGAACACATGCCGCCAATGAAGGATTGGCAAATAATGCCTTGGTTCCAGCCAGGCACATATGTTGTTTTTGAATCAAATAATAATCCAAACGAGTTGCATACTAATGGTGTAGGTTCTCTAAAAGAATTTAGAGAGCAACTGCCTAAAAACATTAGAGTTTTAGCAGAAGATGATACAGATAATTTAATTATTGTAGGTAAAATTTTGGAAGGCAAATAGATGTATGAAAATTCTACACTATATTCTGCATTAACAAGATTTGGAGATTATTATCCTCTAAGGCTTGAATACAATGTAGACAATATTATTGAAGAACTAGAAGAAAAATTTGAGTGGGTTCAGTACAACCCACGTAAAAAGAATGATCGATACGGATTAAGTATTACTAGTTTAGACGGAGGTTTGTCAGGAAGACCTGATCTTGACTCCTTGTACGAATATTATAATGAAACAGGTATTGCTCTACACGATTGGGACTTCAATAAAAAAACTCCAATATATTCATATTTTGAACAATGGCTAAATCCTTTCGAAAAATGGTTAGGACGTACCCACGTTATTAAACTTAACGCAGGAGGGTTCTTTCCTCCACACCGAGATCACAAGCATGCTAACATTGATTCTTTCAGAATCTTTTTGCCGCTAAATTATAACACCCGTGCTGCTTTCTTTTTACTAGAAGATAAAAGAATGGAATTTAAGAATGGAACAATGTATTTTATTGATACTGCTAAAATGCATACCCTATTCAACACATCAGAAACTCCTTTCTATTTTGTTGTAGGAAACATCACACTAACTGAGGAAAGTGTCGAAACAGTGGCTAAACACTTGTTTGGGTAACTAAATATTTTATAGACGGTAAACATATGGAAAATACAACCAAATTATTAGTTAATCATGCATTTTGTCATTTACTACTTATTCCGGCCTTCATTTACGGTGAGTGGTGGATGTTTCTTGCTGGATTTGTTTGGTGGTACGTAGTTGCTATTGTTGCTATTAGTGGCGGCTATCACAGATATTACTCACACCGTTCTTTTTCAACTGGCAAGTGGTATCCTTATATTGTTAATTTATTAGGTATGTTTAGTGGCGCTGGCCCTGTACTTTCTTGGGTAGGAGCACATCGTATGCATCACGCACATAGTGACACTGACAAAGACCCTCATAGTTATACTTTTAAAGGTTTTTGGTCAATATACTTGAATACTTGGGGGTATTCAACCCGCATTGATCGCAAGTATATGCGAGATGTTTTAAAAGACAATACTGTACGCTGGTTTTATAAAAACTATTTTAAAATTAATTTATTAATTATTGTAGTGTTTTTTCTTATTGATCCATTGTTCTTAATTTTTGGTTATGCATTACCTACAGTTTTTGCATTTCATGGTTATGGCTTATTAAACACTCTAGGGCACAAAAATGCACAACCAAGAAATACTTGGGTTGGAAATATTTTAACAGCTGGCGAGGGATGGCATTTAAATCACCACAAACAAGGATGGAACTGGAGACTAGGCCGAGATTGGTGGCAGTTTGATCCAACAGCAACTTTTATAAGGATGATAAAACATGACACTACCGTATCTGGAAATTAAAAATAAAATAGCACAAACGGAGTATGCACTGTGAAAGTTATAACACTTGAAGAATATGGTGAAAAAGAATTTCTTTCTGAATTAAAAAGAATAAAAGAAATGAATTATGCCGGAGATCAACGTAATATAGATTGGTTTGATCGTATACCTGAAATTTATAAAACTAGATTTCCGAATTGGTGGTTTTTAATGGATCGCAACGACAAACTTGTAATGTTTGCTACTGTACAAGAATTTTATCAAGGATGCTGGCGTTTGTTAACAAGATCGTATATTCTTCCAGAATATAGAAGACCAATTTTGCCTGATAGAGATACTATGAAAAGCCCTAGTATGTATATTATACAAGAACAAATGAATTATTTGCAAAACGTAGATTTAAGCCTATTTGGAAACGAAGTTAATACATATTTTATTTCTATGCAAGACTTAAAACGTCGGAAATCTTTGGATAGATATAGAAAAAAGTTAGGTCCAAATTGGAAATTACTTCCAACAATGATGCAAACTTGCAAAGAATGTGATGACTTAAATTGCTGGCAAAATATAATTTATACAGGAGAAGTTCCAAGAAATAATACTATGTCACTTGAGGAATGGAGAGAAAAATTTGAAGGATAATACTATGACAGAAAAATGTTTAGTCGAACGCACAAGAAGAGACCGTGTTAATGGTACAGGCCCGAAAAGAAACCAACTAGTAACTTTTAAAAAACTAGGAGAAGTTTCGGATGAAACATATGAGTATCTTAACAAATTTTTAATTGACAACCCGCACAGTGACATTGGTAGTGATGACTATTCTATCAGTCGTAGTTGTAATTATGAAAAAGTATTTAATGTAGGACAGAGTTATAGACAGGTCATATTGCAGAGAAATTCTTCAAATAATCATTACACAGTTGATGAGTACATTTATAAGAAATGGATACCAGGTAGTGAAATAGTACAAGAAGAAATGAAAGGTTTTTTCAATAACGTTTATAGATTCAGACTAAGTGAAATGCAGCCAGAACATACGCTTAATTGGCACATAGACGCTGATACAAGCGTCATATGCCGTGCTCAAATATGTTTGAACGAAAACAATAGTACTTTTTTGTTTAAGGATAAGCAGGGCGTACACGAGTTTCAAATGAAACCAAAGGAACTTTGGTTCGTAAACACAGGGTGGTCACACACTGTAACAAATGATGCTGGTAATGTAAGAAAAGTTGCAATACTAGGATTTCACTATGATGATTTAAGACCAGATTTACAAAAGGAGATAACTCTATAATGGAAGTAGTTCGTTCGTTACCTGGAGTAGGTATAGAATATAAATTAAATTTTAATTCTATGACCAAAGACGAAATAAAAGAATTTGGCAGACGCATACCAAAAGATAATGTTATTGTTGTACGTAACCAAGATCTTACAGATGAAAAAGTGTTAGAAGTTTGCGAAACAATTGGTCGTTGTATGAAACCAAAACAATTTTTTATGCACAACAAAGTACCAGGTTTATTTAGAGTTACTAACGAAAGAGATGAACATGGTGAAAAAACAGGACTGTTTGCAGACAAAGAACTAGACTGGCACAGCAACGGCAACGGACGTCCAAGCGGAATGGAAGCATGTGTAGCACTATATTGTGTTAGACCCGGTGTAGACAGCGTTACGAGCTTCTGTGACACCAGACAAGCATACATTGACTTGCCTGATGATATCAAAGAAATAGTAGATGATGTAGAATGTTTGTTTAAATTTGAAAACAATACATTTTACGATCTAGAAGAAGATGACAAAGAGCTAGTTATATTTGAACAGCATCCTGACTTTGTAGATGGGGTTAACAAGAGTCTAGTATATACACATCCGTGGACTGGAGAAAAAGGTTTGTATTTTACGTTCCATTATATTAGAAAAATGTGGCGCAAAGATGGTACACCCCTCGACCAAGAATGGCTCAAACAATATCTGTTAGATCATGTTTTCCAAGAAAAGTACATTTACCATCACGATGATTGGAAACCAGGTGATTTTGTGTTCATGGATCAGTTCCATAGTATTCATAAACGCAATGAAGTAAAAGGTGATAGATTGCTGTATAGACTATCTTTTGACTATAAGAAGGTGTTTTAAATGAGAGAGTTACGTTATAGATATGAAGATAGGTTTGCAGAAACACAAGGATATGATGATTTTCAAGCAGACAAACTAGAACTTCTAGAGTTTTACGAAACAAAAGTTAAGCCTAAATTTGAAGCATCACACGATGTTCTTAAGCGTGATCAAGACGACCAAATAGTACATCATTTGTGCTATGATTGTAATATGAATCTTTGGAGAGAGGTTTACGAACGTGTAAAAAATATTGCTGATAAGAGTGGAGTATACATTAACTGGGAGCAAATTAAACATGTAATAAAATTTACATTTTTAGGACAACCTCCAGGTGGATATTTCATGCCGCATGTTAATTACAACTTGTTAGCATTAAGTGCATTTAATATACCATTAAAAGGAAAAACTGAAATAGCATTGTTTCAGGATAATGAAACTGAAATAACACGTCATGAATATTTTAATCCTTGCTTTTTAAATGTTAATAGACCTCATGCTGTTTTTAACGATATGCCTACCGAACGTCTAATATTAAAAACACACATGACAGTTGTGCCTTGGCACAAACTAGTAGAAACTTATGAAACAGGAAATAAGTTTGAACTTTTTGATGAACCAGCACCTTGGGAATCAGTTGAAAGAAGGTGGTAGAATGGATTTTACATTTTGTGCTATTGACATAGGCATTACACAGGACGAAAAGCAAACAATTTTAGAAGAACTGTTAACAGTACCGGATGAGTTTTATCAGTCTAATAGTTTTAGAGGATGTCGAATTTTACCTATATACAATGGCGGTGGACTTAGAGGTCAAAGAGAAGAAACAGGCGATACTACTGTAGGTGATTTTGTTTATACAGATGTTGAACCATTCATACAAAAAAGTATAAAAATATTTGAAGAAAAAATATTCCCATGGATGGAACCAGTTGGCAGATTAAATTTGTTGCGTACAGCACCCGGCTTAGGTCTAAACACACACTTAGATACAAAAGCAGAAGAAGTAGGAACAAGACAACACAAATATAGATTAGTACTTAATGGAAAAATTGATAAATTATTCTTTCTAGATAAAAATGGAAACAAAATTTATGTTCCACAGTGTTATGACAGTTATGTATTAGACGGAAGCCACCCTCATAGTTTAGATCCAGGCGAAGAAGAAAAAATTACACTTTGCATAGGAAGACCTTGGGACGGACATCCAACAGATAAGTACACAGAATTTTTACAAAATGCACTTTTTACAATGAAAGTTAGCAGACCAGAAAAAATAGAGGAGAGCTGGGTTGACCCATATTTCAGATACACCACAAGAGATTCTTAATAAGTGTCAATGGGACGGCTTTTGGATTCAGCGTGGCATTGATTTTAATAGACAAGAGTTTTTAGATTTTTGTAGCAGTGTTTCTACACCATGGACTGAAAATATATACGAACTGCACTCTGAATCAACAGATGAAGATGAGTTAGTATTATGGTCGAGTAAATCTAGATTTGGAGGTCTTAGTCTTCCTTGGCACTCAGATAATGCTTGGCATCCTGAATACAGATTTCCGTTAAGGGTTTTATATGCTATAACTACACATTCTGATGATGAAATTCATTTTTTAAATACTGCTAAATGGTTTCACGATCAATCAGAAGACATGCAAGAATATTTAAGATCGTTAAAAGTTCTAACACAGTGTTACAAAGGTGGATGTCAGCCTTTTTGGGGACCTTTCATTAAAAAGCATCCTATTACAGGTAGAGAAAATTTTCATTGGGGAGCAATGAGAGTTGGCGGCAGAAATGTTTTTGGTTTGCAACATCCCGAAGGCTGGCCGGCTCCTAGATTTAGTTTTACAATGGCAATAGAAAAGCCTAATAGAGATTTAGTATTAGACGATGAAATTTGTGATTGGTTTGAATCTATGTTAGATGAAAAGTATTTTTACACACATAAATATCAAAAGGGCGATATTGTTATCATCGACAACTCAGTTTCTATGCACTATCGAGGACCTCTTGTTGAAGATACTGAACGGCTTTTTTGGCGTAAAACGTTATTACAACCTTGGCAAACATTATGAAAATAGCATTAGTATCGATGCCTAGTCAAAATTACTGGCATCCTGCACCTAGTATAGTATTTTTAAAAGGACTTCTTAATAGAGAAGGAATTAACAGTACTTGCTTTGACTTGAATCATGCATTTCTAACTGAGTTTGGTGACGATGCTATTGACTGGTGTGAAACAGCACAAAATTATAATCCAAAGTATGCAGATTTTGTTGAAGAATACGCAGAGCGTTTTGTTGGTTATGATTACATTGGTGCTAGTGTGTTTACACTAAACAGTCAAATATTTACTAGATTGTTTTGTAGAATTATTCGAACAAAGTTTCCTAACACTAAAATTATTTTAGGTGGCGCAGGCATTACTAATAATCATAGTGACCTTAGCGATATAAGTATGCATTTTGGCGAAGATATGTTAAAAGCAAACTTAGCAGACTATGTTGTTAAGGGTGAAGGAGACAAAGCATTACCTGCATTACTTAGAGGTGAAAAATATGAATTTCCTCAAATGGATGATTTATCGAATCTTCCAATACCGGATTATAGTGATATTGACTTTGCTTTGTATTCTAAACCTACTCTTGTTGTTACGGGAAGTAGGGGCTGTGTAAGACAATGTACTTTTTGTGACGTACACGCAAATTGGAAAAAGTACCGTTATCGCCCAGGTGAAGAAGTTGCTAATGAAATTATTCATCAGTATTATACATATGGTATTAAGCATTTCCATTTTAGTGATAGTTTAGTAAATGGTTCTTTGAAAGAATTTAGAGTGTTTTGTAAAACACTTGCAAAGGCCAAACTGCCTATAGAATGGAGAGGTCAGTTTATTTTCCGTAGTGGTATGACTGAAGAAGATTGGGATAATCTAGCAGCAAGCGGTTGCAAAGGACTTTGGATAGGAATTGAAAGCGGCAGCGATGCTGTACGCTGGCATATGAAAAAGAAGTTTACTAATAAGGATATGTACGAAAGTGTACATGCCCTTGGTAAACGCAAAATTAATATGTTATATCTTCTTATAGTAGGTTATCCTACAGAAACAGAAGAAGACTATGAAGAAACATTAGAGCTGCTAAGACAGTCAGTTCCTTACAAAGACTATGTTGAAGTTAGATGTAATATTGCAATGCTTATGCCTGATACAGAAATATTTGAAGATAAAAACCTATGGCACGGCGAAGTACAATTATGGCGTAGTTGGACCAAAGACGGTGAACTTACTTATAGAGTAAGATATGAGCGTTGGAAAAATTTGCACAATCTTGTAAAAGAATTAGGATTAACTGGCGATAAACGTATTAAGCAACAAGAAAAACTAATATTGCGTAAACTGGAAAAAGAAAATGAAAGAATATTACTTAACAACGTTTGAAACCAAATACGGTGATTTCTTTCAAGATTATTTAACAAACAAACAGAAAAGATTTCAAACTTTTTTACAAGGTGAAGATTTTTGGAAAACATACGTAAGTACATACAAATGGGCAAAAAAGCAAGGAATACTGCTTTTAAGAGCCAAAGTAATAGAAGGTAACGAATTCACTTTGTTTCAAATTTGGGAAAGTGAACAGTCTAGAAAAGAGTTTGATAGCAAAGTAGACGAAGATTATTTTTTAGAAAACTTCAAGTTTGAATATACTAGAAGCAATAAAACAATAAATGAAAAGCAAAAACTAGAACTAATAAAACAAATTATGTCTAGTAATTCAATCTTACAATGGGTACATCCAGATCATAGAGTAACCGGTATGACTATTGGTGACCCTCTTAAGAATGATTCTTTGGTAACGGTATAGTATCTGTTGTTATAGTTGTTGCACCAACTATATGAGTGCGTAAAAACGGATCTGCATTAGCATTAAGGAATGTATGCGGTACTGTAGTATCAACTAAGTAAACACCACCGTCAGCAGGAATACGATACACACAGTCAGTTTCGTCGTTGTGTCCGTCTCTTATAATCCACATATTGTGTTCATTGGTATACAGTGGAATATGTATTCTTGGACTATTATCTAAATGCCATGCGTATGTAAATTTTTCATGCATCCACATTTTTCTAGTTCTGAGCATTTTGTATTCTATAATAATAGAATTTAAATAAGGAAATTCGTCATCAGAATATATTAGTGTGTCGTAATCAAACTCGTCTGTTCTTAAAACAAAATTTGTGCCTTTTGACTCTTCTGCATCATTTGCGTCTTTCTTTTTTTGAAAAGGAAACTGTCTTGGACCTTCAGTTGGCTTCTCAATGTGTCCTATTTCTTTCATAAGACGCTCTAAATCAATTTCACCTATCTTTTCAATTGGCCAGCTCAAATTTCTTCTCCTATACTAATCTTTTTCCATTTTTCGTTTATGTATATGATTAGTCCATGATCTTCTGATACTACAATCATACCATTTTGCGGAACAGTATTTTTTAAGTCTTCTTCGGATAACACAGGTAAACAAAGTGTGCCGTGTATAGTACCTTTTACATCTAACTCGTGTTTTGGTACTGTAGTACCTATACCTAATTTACCGTTTCTAAACGTAAGAGTTGATTTGTCGTCATCTATGATTCCGTTGTTTGTAGTTGCGAGAAGTATATAATCTTCTCCGCCAAGAATCATACTTTCGGTCCAAACACCTTGAACATCGTGACGTTCAAAGTATATTCCGCCGTATGAAGTTATATCGTTGGGGTCGTTATCAAGAGAATTGCGCCGCAGTTTTAAAACACTTCGATCATCGTTATTATGAATAACTAGATTAGTGCGATTTGCGGGTGCATCGTTTAAAATGTGTAAATTACTGTTTTTAGGATCTACATGCAATACTGTCATTACATAATTAATTATGTATTAAGCAGCAGTACCATCGTCTATATTGATCCAAGCACCGTTTTGGTAACCTTGGAATCTATTATCGCTTGAATTATAAACAACCATCCCGTTCGCTGCAGAAATTGCGTCACGCTCAGCAGTTGTATAACTACCAAATTGTACAAATCCTTGTGCTGTAATTGTACCACCAATAGCATCAACAATAGGAGTCGAATCGTCTGCTACTAATGAACCTCTAAAACTTGCAGCATCAACTTGGCCACTAACTACAGCATTACCTCTTACATCAAGTTTTTCTTGAGGATCGTCGCAGTTGATACCTAGTCTACCTTGTCTGTTAAACACCATAACATTGCTGATACCTGTAGCGCCGGATTCATCAAATGTTAAGAAAATAATTCTACCTGGTGAAACGCCGTCGCTTACAGTGGTATACTTGTCAACTGCTAGTTTAATAACTGCTGTAGTTGAATGGTCAGTACCTGTCCAGCCAGCACCAACCAAGTCAATAATAGTGTCGCCCGGCTGTACTGGATTTGGAGCAGTAAGTGAATCTCTTGCTGCAAAAAAGTCTATATTTGAACCGTTGCTGCCCGGAGTTAGTGTATTAAAAGTTGCTAGTGTTGGTTGTATAACACCGTCGGATTGTACAAGTAAGTATTCTGTTTGTGTTTGTACGTTATTAACAACGCCAATAACTAGATTATTAACGCCATCTACAAGTAAACTAGAGTCGTCGCCAAATACACTACCAGTAAGTTCACCGTCAAAAGTATCTGCTAGTGGATAGTTTGCCGGGACAAACGCTTGTGCAGTAGCATCCCATACTAGAACTTGACCGTCAAGAATTCCAAGCGCATTAACATCAGAAAGATCAACCAAAGGAAGTTCACCAGCAACCCAGTCTCCTGTTGGACTATCGTACTGAAGAACGTCACCGTCTTGCGGTAATGCAGCATCTACATCGTTTAATTGACCTAGTTCATTAACAACTTCGCCGGTAATTCTAACACCACCAACTGTTGTTCCATCACCAACATAAATTTCGTTAGTGTCTGTAATATATACTAGTTCGCCTTCGGCAGGCGTAATTAATGCTCTTTGTGCATCTGTACCGCGTCTTAATCTAAGGGCCATCCTTTGAACTCCTGAAATGTTCTGTTATATATATTTATCTCTTACTTACGTTTCTTCAAAAACTGCCGAGTTCGATTCTTAACATCTTTTATAACTTTTTGTGTATCTAATCTGAAGTCTATATTAGCAATATGCTCACTATATTCATCGAAAAAGGTAGCAAGACTAGTTTCTAAATCTTCGTTACTAGCCTTAGCAGTCTTTTCTAAATCAATTTCCCACATTTTTCCGTCCTTAAATTCAACACGGACGGAAACTAGATATTCAACAGGAATAGTCTGTATCTCTACATCCTTAAATACCTCTGGCCAGTGTCTTACTACTTCGGGGGGAAAACGACCACTTTTAGACACTTTCTTCTGTTTTCTTCGTTTTCTTCTTAGTAGGAACAAGTTCTTCTGCTTGTTCTCTTAAGGCCTTTGCTTCCTTAAAAAGTGCATCTGCTTGTGAACGATACTGTGCGGCCAACTGCTCGTCTGTAAGTACACCATCACTGGCTGCAACTGGTGCTGTTTCTTCTGTATACAACGCAGCCGCATCTACTGCACCTTCCGGTGCTGGAGCAATTGACGGTGTTGTACGCATTGCTAAATCGCCTACAGTAACACCTTTCTGTTGTGCAATTACTTCGTTAAGCTCAGAGAGTTTAATAGTAGTATTTGCGTTAGGTGTCATTTCTACGTCTGCTGTAGGAACTTTGCGCATCTTACCTGTTGTATGGAAGCCTGCAAGCATGTTGCGTCCGTCGGGCAAGTATGCACGAGCCATTGCTACTGCAAATTCTTCTGCTTCTTGTCCAGCGGCAGATTCAACAGCTCTCATTAGAGCATCGTGTTCGTCTGCTGATAAATTTTCTGTAGTGATAACTACGCAGTTCTCTGGTTCATCTGGAACTACGCGATATGCAACTACAACTTTTCTTCTATTTGCGGCAATTCTACCGACATGTTTTAGTGCCATATTACGCTCCTTGTTGTGGCTGTGCCTTGGCTACTGCATCTAGGAATGTTTCTAGTTTTGCGTATGTTTGACCAACCGTCATCATTTCATTCGGTTTAAATGCACCACGCTGACTTGCAACATCAATAATTGATTTTAAGTTCTGCAAATCTTGTACAGTTAAATCCGGACCTTGTTGTGTAGGTGCTTCAGGTGCAGTTGCAGCCTCTGGTGCGGCTGTTGCTTCGGAAACTTTTTTCTCGTCGCTCATATTTTTAAACTCCTTACGTTATATATATGCGTACTTTATTTAATTATATTTCAAATGTGGACACGCCAACATGAAATAACTCATGTCTTTGTTCTCTTCAAACCCTACTGTAACAACATTAACCATTTTTCTTTGGTCGTCTAGTGTTACATTACGGCTTAAATAGAACCTTTTCTTACAGTTCTTTTTAATCCACTTAGCAATACTTTGCTCCATATTGTAAGTATAGGGTAAATTAATATATTCAAAGTGAGGTGGTGCTGATTTTACCTGCCTCACGTTGAAAACGTTTAATGGATTTGGATCTTTTCTATGCAGCATGTTCTTCATAGTGTGCAGTTATACCAAATGGTGCTTGTACGTTTTTGTCATGGTGTGAATGTAGCACAAAAATAGTATCGCAGTAATTGTCATCACCCCAACTATCCCAAGCATAACCGTCTGTGAACATGATAAACTTTTTAGGAATAATGTCGTTGTCTTTCATATATTCCCAGTTACACATGAAGTCGGTGCCACCACCACCCATAATTTCATAATCACTAAGATCATCGCCGCTATCTGCGCTGTAATCTTGTTCGTTATAAACTTTAGTGTCAAAACACCAAATTTTAACATTGTAGTCTTTGAACTCGTCCATAATACCTTTGACTTCACTCAAAAACACTTTTGCCTGTTCGTCGCCAATTGACCCTGACATATCTAATGATACGCAAATATCAATCTGTTGTGCAAAGTTTTGTCCAGGCAGGATAGCACCAGTGTGCCAACCTTTGCGTGAAGGACGACTAAATGTAAAATCATGTCTAATAGTAGACTGAATCTGTTGGCGCAGTATTTCACGCCAGTTCATTTTAGGTTCTGTAAGTTCTTTGATCATACGTTCGACACCTGCAGGAACATTACCAGCACCAGCAGTTTGTGCCGCTGAGATCATATTTTCTTTAATCTCGTCACGAATTTTACGTAGATCTTCTTTAGAATATTTAGGACGTTTTTTGCTAATCTTGTTGCCGTTTGAATCTTCACCTTCGGAACCACTGTCGCCTTCGCCTTCGTTATCGCCCCAATCAAGGTGTTCGTCTAAAAGTTCACCTAGTTGTTTTAATTGTTCTTCGTCATACTTGCCAAAAATGTCGTCGTATACTGCTTCAGAAGTCCAGTTTTCGTATTTGAAATCTTGGAAGCAGTCAACAAGTTTAGGCATTTCGCCAATACGATCACGAACAAGTGTATTGTTCACAATGTAGTCAGCGGCAATATTATAAATTTGTGGGTCGCGATCTTCTCTGCGTTCTAAGTGATCAAATACACAGTGTAAGATCTCGTGTGCAATAACGAACTCAATTTCTTTGTTCGACATTGCATTAAAAAATTGTGTGTTGAAGTATAAATTACGACCGTCTACAGCCGCAGTAGGACACCAATCATCTGCAGACATAATGCGCAAACGAGTTGCCATGTTGCCAAAAAATGGATGGCGAAGTAGCAAGCCTACTCGTGCAACAATAATACGGTCGAGTACTTCGACTCGCATTTCTTCTAGTTGTTCGGGAGTAATGTTGGGGTCCGGAGTCCAACTTGTTTTGCTCATATCTGACATTGTGCTACGTGTCCTTCTCTAACGTTATGTATATATTATAGCAATATTTACTCAGTTTGTCAACCAGAAAATAAGAGTGGGTCCAAAAGAACCCACTCTTTTCTCACATTATACTGCTTGTGCAGCCTTAATGTATTTTCCGAAACGATCGTGAAACTCATCAAAGCATTCCACCTCGTCTGGATCGATGGGCAATTCGTATTGTGTAAGGGCAAGTTTGATACCCATTACAACAAGTTCAGTATCGAAATTATCCATCGCAAACCGCAGGAAGTTGTTGACTTTGTCATCAAACTTTTTATCACCTTTGTCTGATGCATCTTTCAACTCATAGCAAAGAGAAACAGTAAGGGAATACATAGCACTGATTTCTTTAGTCTGCATCTCTTTCACTTTGCCTGCGAGAATGTCAGTTGGGTTAGGCATGCTCGATGCAACTTTGCGGTGAGCCATAAACTTGACAGCCAAACCTTCACCAACCGAACCTGATACAAGATCCGTTGTAGTTTCTTCGTCGTGGTCTTCGTCTTCAATCAGTTCAGAAACAAAAGACCATGAACGAGGTGTTGCAAAAGAACGGCTCGGTGACTTTGGATCAAAGTCGTATAAGTCTTTCTTAGCAAACGTTAAGTAACCTACAACATCCTTGTGAATGTTGTTGTTAACTGCCCACTGAAACCAGTCGTCAAAGTCAACTGTCATTTCTAAGTGAACAAAACGGTTAGCCAACGGAGCAGGCATTCTGTAAGTAACACCTTTGTCTGCTTCGCGGTTACCTGCCGCAACAATAAGAACGTTGTCGGGCAGTACATATTGTCCAACCTTACGATTGAGAATCAACTGGTACGCAGCCGCTTGTACTGCTGGCGCTGCCGAGTTCATCTCATCGAGGAACAAGATAATGTATTTGTGTTTTGCAGCCAATTCCTCTGTAGGAAGTTCTGCAGGTGCCGCCCACACCATTTTGTTATCGTTAGCCGCATAATAAGGAATACCCTTAATATCTGTTGGCTCCCAAAGTGACAAACGAATGTCAATTACGTGGGCCTCCATATAATCACCAATTTGGTGAATAATGTCTGATTTACCAATACCTGGAGGACCCCACAGGAAGATTGGACGCTTTTTAGCAAAAGCTCGTTGAATTGATTTTTTAGCCTTGTTAGGCGTTACAGTGCGTAGTGCTGAATTTTCCATTTGTATTACCCTTCTTAGTCATCAGTGCTTAATTTCTAACTATGTATATATAATAGCATCACTACAGCAAAAGTCAACCTTTTTGTGTAAAAAAATTCTCTTTTAAATCAATAACTTAGGATTTTTCTTGTCTTTTTAGTGCTTTTGTTAAGCCGTATTTGCGCAAATCACCACTAAAAAGTGTAAGTTCGACCGCTTTCTTTTCGTCCGTTACTGTAATACTTCTGTTTGTAAGAAAGTAAGGACAATCAATAAACTGATCTAAAAATATTATTACTTGGGTAGTAAGCGGCATGTCTTTTGGATAAGGTATATCATATGTAGCAAGTTCTATTTGTTTTAAGATATTATAACCTTCTTCTGTAAGCCTTAATCCGCCTGATCCCTTGCTACGAGTATTTTGCCACCAAAGCGGCATGTACTGTTTAACATTAGTGTCAGAAGTTGCTTTTCCTAACTCTTTTAAAAAGATCTTAGTATAAGTTTCTTTCCAACTCATTCTTCTTCATTCACTTGTTCGCCAGAAGTTAGTTTAACCACAGTAAAATCCTGTGTGTTAAACATTTTGTTTAATTTTTCTGATAGATTAAATGCGTGTCCTGGATTAGAAAAACTTGTTTTCTTGTATTTTGGGCCGGGATAATTTGTTAACGCATTTGAACTTTTTAGATTAAAAGGTTTTTGTTGATAAAATACTGCCCATATGGCATCGGCTTCCAAAACCTGTTCGGCACGATATGTTTTGCTATCTACATATTCTAAAAGTATATTTGGCTTTGGTCTACTCATATACGTAATTCCTTAATTAACTACGTATATATTTATCTTTTTTAACCGAGTAGTTAACCCCAGCCGTTGCCTTGGTCTAATTTAATTTCTATAGTTTGGTTATCTTGTTGAGACGCAACAAGTTTTTCAAGATCGCCGTGTAATCTTCCCATTACAATACCAAGTGTAAATGCAAGATTCTTAGCATTTTGAATGTCAATACGCAATTCTTTTGCTCTACTTGCCTCGGCATTTTTTACTGCTTGTATAAAACGCTCTATTTCTTTTGTGTTAAGAGGTTCCATTATTTGCCTTGCTTAATGCCGTTTTCATTTCTAGTTCAGTTTTAAACGGACCTTGACTTTCGTAACGTTCAATAGTAATTAGTTTAGGACAAAAACTTTTGACCCAACCTTTGTCAAAATGAATAATATAGTAACCTGCACAATACAAACTTTTTGACTTCTCGCTCTTAGTAAATAACGGAAGTCTGCGTTTTACATCATACATTTCATTAAACGGTTGTACACTAGTATTAAATCCATGAACTTCATAAGATTTTTCTGTACTTTCGATGTTTGTAGTTGCTTCGCCCCATTCGATGTTAACACCGAACTTACGTTTCATCTGGCGTGTATTATCAAAAAAGCAAGTTTCTACTGCACTTGCAAATATATAGCGTTCATCATTGTAGGACATTGTTCCTACTTTTTCACCGTTGTTTTCAACGATCCAAAATTTATCTTTTAAAACTGGTTTTGCTCTAAGTGTCACTGTGGGTACCTCGCTTGTAGCGGTTCTGCAAAAGTTGCTGCTTGATCTGCAACTCGTTGTAAATCCCATTTTGCACAAAACTTCATAAGTCTCATGCCTACTTGTGAAATGGATTTAGGCTCAACTTCTGCTATGGTATTATTAATTATCTCTTTTATATCTGCTGGTTGTGCAGATAAATCACACAATACAACGTTACGATTGTAGTCATCTAACACACGATGTTCTTCACCATTATGATCTACCCAACGCTGTAGCATCATGTTATTCCAATTATAGCCTTTTGTATTCTTATCTTCAAATGCTTCGATAAGACCGACTTTGTTCTTTGTGCCTTTCTTGCGTACACCTGGATAAGCACTAAACACGTTGTCACTAGTGTCACCACGCATACACTTTTCAAACAACATAAACGCAGGATCCGGAGCAGGCTTAGGTTCGCCTGTTTTCTTGTCTACAACAGGCTTACCTTTGTCTGTAAAATAACCTTCATGTGTAATAGTAGTGTTGCTAACACCATTGTATTGACGTACATTGGGTGCAATTAGTTGTGCAAAGTCACCGTCAGTTGAAATAATAACATGATCATCGTTAGGATGATTCTGCACCCAACCTGCAATAAGATCATCTGCTTCTAGTTGTGGATGACGGATCATAGTGCAGTTAGTCTTTGTATCAATAAACTCTTTGAATTCATCAAAGATTTCCCAAAACACTTTGTCTTCTTCTGCTTCACGTGGGCTCATAGCATCGCGAGTTTCTTGTCTATTACGTTTGTAAGGCTCGTAATAATCCTTGCGCCATGAGCGTCCTTCTAAGCAAAAAACAACATGATCTGCATCAAAGTCTTGCCAAGCCTTCTTAATACTCTGCAATGTAACATGTAGCGCCATACCGACCTTTGTGTCAATATCACCACGTACAACATGTCGTGCGCGGAAGAAAGTATTTGCTGTATCAACTAGTACGTAGGTTGCCATTTAATTCCTCGTCTATATAACGTTTCAATTCGTGGTCACCGACATCTTCAGGTATCTCATTTTTGTAAAATAATCGATAACTGTCACTGCCATATTTCCCAATTCCATATAACATAGTAGCATCATTTCCGTCCCATGTCAAGTAATCTTTTGACATTCTACGTAAGCGGTTTTCACGTACATTTACCATTCCTAATGGCTCTATAAGCATTTTAATTAGTTTAGGAGATGCTCGTAAAAAACTTTGCGGAGTTGGGCAATATTCAAATAGTTTTGGAAGAACTCTTTTTACTTGTTTACGGTTTGTTTGGTTTAAACAAATAACGCCAACCATATGCTGCCAAACAGATTTAACTTGTTGTTGCACCATTAAATCGTCACGCATGATATTCATGATACAGAACTCTTTCCTTTGTCGATTGGAACAACATTAATATAACCCATTTCTCTGTCAGTACTCATGCCTTCTTCTTCTAACATTTGCACAACAATAGTTCGAAACCATGCATCTACCATTTCTTCTGGTGTGCCACCTTTGTAACCTGCATCAAGTAATCTTTCAAGAAATTCGTTATTCCAATCTAATTCAAAGAATCCGTTTTTAATATTGTCAGGATTAATTTGAGTATCTAGTACAGCAACCCACGGTTCACCTGCTTCAGTAGCCGCAGCCTTTTCTGCTTCAAGTGCTTCTCGACGAATGTCTTCAGGAGTCTTTTCTTCTTCTGTAGTTTCTTCTT